ACAACAAATGGATCTACAACAATATCTGTAAATGAACCAGATCATGGTAGATCTACAAGTGATAGAGTTAGGTTTAGAGATGCAAATGTAGTTGGTGGAGTGGCTGCAGCAACAATAAATTTAGCTGCAGGATACGTAATTACAAAAGTGGATGATGATAATTATACCTTTGCAACAGCAACAACATCTAGTATAACTGAAACAGGAGGAGGTGGTTCTGCATCAGCGGGACCAGTAACGGTAACAGCATGATTAAAAAAATTAAAAA